AGGCGGACCTCGACGAGATTTTACGAGTGCAGAAACACCGCTGCGCTTATTGCCGCGCAAATCTACGAAAGGTTCGGAAGCAAGTTGACCACATCATCCCACTATCGCGGGGTGGGTCGAATGGCCGGGCTAATCTTCAGTACCTTTGCGAACCGTGCAACCAGAAGAAAAACGCGCAAGACCCGATTGATTATGCCCGAGAGCTCGGGTTGCTGCTTTAGGGAGACAATATGCAAACCAGAACACCCGAACGCACGGTGCCGCGGTATCGCGAAGGCGACCCGGAACCCGAAGGCGCGCCGGCGCCGACCCAGGCGCGGGCGGATTACCTCAAGGCAAAGGTGCACGGCGCCGACGCCGACGACATCGACCCGCTGCTGCCGCCGCAGAACAAGGACGTGCCCTATGTCGGTGGCGCGGCCGAGGTCGGAGGCACGCTCAATTGCACGATGGGTAACTGGACCGGGATGGGCGGGGAGCCTGCCGCCTATTCCTATTCCTGGCAATCCGACGGCGTGGCGACGGCCGCCACCGGGCCGGATTACGTCGTTGCTGCCGGCGATGCGGGCCACACCATTGTTTGCATTGTGACGGCGACCAACGCCAACGGATCGACCGCGGCGCCGCCGTCAAATGCCGTGACGATCCCTTGAAGCTTGAGGAGAGTATGACAATGGCAACGACCAGTCACACACCGCCGGAACCGCGGCCCGCGCCGCAGCCGCAGCCCGCACCTGCTGACCCGGCAACTGACACCGAGCAGCGCGAGCGGACCGACAAAGAAATTGCCGAGCGGATCTCGACACCGCCGGAAACTCCGACGCCGACGCAGGAGGAGGCCGACGCCATCAAGCTCGGCGAATACGACGCCTCGGCGCCGGCCGGGCAGCGCGTCAAAGCGGAGCCCAAGAAGCGTGCGATGGCGGGCGAACGCGGGCCGGGATACGCCACCCGCTAAATGGCGAACTGGCTAACCCCAGTAATGGCGCCGCTCGCCCGCATGTTCGGGTGGGGCGGCGCTCGCCCGACAAGGCAATCGCGCTGTTAGCGGCACACTAAAGGAACCATCCGATGCTTCGATTTGCGATTGCCGCGACGCTGCTGCTGCTGCTGGCGGTGCCGGCCGGCGCGCAACAAGTGTTCCGCACCGATGGCGCTGCCACCGTCACGCTGGCCGCCACCGCGACAACCGGCCGGGTGCAGATCCAGACCGCGGTGGGCGGCACGCAGAACGTGCGCCTCTACAACGCCGGGACTGTCGCCGTGTTCGTCGAATGCGGCACCGTCGCGGTCGTGGCAACGGTTGCAGCCTCGCTCCCGGTCGCGCCGGGGGCCGTCGAGGTTATCGGCTGTAATCAGACCTACTTCGCCGGCATCACCGCGAGCGGCACCGCGACGCTCTACATCACGCCGGGGACCGGCTTGTGATGCTTTAGCGAGCTTTGTACCTGACCCCGGGAGCCGGAATATGATGAAACCAGGGATTGCCGCAGCGGTTTTTGGCGGCTTTTTGCTGCTGGCCCAGCTGCTGGCCACCCCCGCCGGCGCGGTGGTGAAAAGCCTGGGGACGGGTGGTGCCGGGCTGAACGCGTATAGCGGCGCGAAGGCAAAAAAACTTTGTTTATACGGCGACAGCATTACCGCGCAGTCGGATACGGTCAACGCCGGCGTCTACTCGGCGCAAACCTCCCAGTCCTACGGCACTTGGTTGAACGTATACACTGGCTATCGGGTGTACCGGTCGCCGCAAACCAATAATTTTGGGGTCAGCGGCGATACGACGACGATGATGCTGGCGCGAATCGGTGCGGTATCCGCTGCCGGCTGCGACATGGTGGTGATGAACGGCGGCACCAACGATGTGAACGGGAACGCCGGTTGCAGCGCGATAACGGCAAATTTGCGGGCGATTGTGAACACCCTGCTGGCGGCGGGGACGACGGTGGTTGACACCACGATCTTCCCGCGTAGCGGGGGGTTGCTGTGGAACGCGGCGCTGACGGCGCAGGCGTTGTGCGTCAACAGCTGGCGGCGGGAGTTTGCCCGCGGCTCGGGTAGCGACGGGTATTACCTGGTGGATTTGGACCCGGTGATGACCGATCCGACCAGCGCGACCTGGGCGGTTTTGGCCGGCTATCTGGCGGACGGGGTGCATCCCTCCAGCTTGGGCGCTTCCGCGATGGCGGCGGCGATTGCTGCGACCGTCAACGCCCTGGCGCCACCGTGGCTGGCGCCGCAGCTGACCGCGAGCGATGCCTACGACGCCACCAACAATCCCCGCGGCAATCACGTCCTCAACCCGGCGATGACCGGGACGGCGGGCGCGATCGGAACCTGCACCGGTCAAACCCCGAACGGTTTTTCGGTGGCGTCGACCCCGTTTACGACGGCGGCCGGGACCTGTGCGTTGAGCGTTCAGACGCTGACCAACGGGGTGCGGGCATTGCAGGCGGTGCTGGGCGGAACGATGACGTCGCCGCAGAATTTGGATGTGCAGGTGGTCCTGTCGACGCCGGGTAATTTTGTGACAGGGGACGTGATACGAGGGTTGTTCTGGGTGAATTTGGGGGCAACCAATACGAATATTGCAGCATTGAACCCGTTTATCGCGGTGACGACGAACGCGGTGATTTCCTATCATATGGCGTTCGATACACCTCCTGAAGGCATCCCGGCAGCTGGGTTCCCGACGACTGGCGGGATTACCTACCCGATGGGCGGTAAGAATTGGGTGCCGATGCTGTCGGATGAATACACGATACCTGCCGGCCCGGTGACCCAGATTTATATAGATTTAAGGCTGGGCTCAAAGGCGGCCGGGGCGATCGCCAGCACGATGCAGACCTGTTGCTGGGAAGTCAGAAAGGTAGTTCCGTGAACTGGCTGACCCGGATGCTGCCCTGGGGCCGCGCGGCCGAGGGGCAGTATCGTCCGGGCCCCTATATGCTGTCCGACGGCTGGCTCAGCGCCAGCGTTGGGCGGTATTGGAACTACTGGCAGAGCGGCCACAACCTGCAGCCCTATGGCTCGCAGAGCGCGATGCTGGAGGCCTGCGTCAGCGCCTACAGCCAAACCGTGCCGATGTGCCCCGGCGACCACTGGCGCGCCCTCGACAACGGCGGCCGCGAGCGCGTCACCAATTCGGCGCTCAGCCGCATCATGCGGCGGCCGAACGACTACCAAAGCATTTCCGACTTCCTGCTAAACCTGACCCGCCGACTCTACGAGCGCGGCGAGACCTTCGCGCTGGCCGTGCGCAACAACCGCGCCGAGATCATCGAATTGCACCTGATGCGCGAGGGCGTGCCGCAGATCGCCGAGGACGGTTCGATATTCTACAGCTTGCACGGCAACCAGGTAGTCGAGCAGCGCCTCGACATCACCTATCCGGTGCCGGCGCGCGACGTCTTGCACGTCCGCCTTCACACCCCGCGGCACCCGCTGAAAGGCGCTTCACCCATCCTGGCGGCGGCGCTCGACCTGGCAATGAACAACGCCGCGCTGGGGCAGCAGGTCAGTTTCTACATCAACCAGGCCCGGCCGAGCTTCCTGCTCACCACCGACCAGGTACTGAAGCGCGAGCAGGCGCAGGAACTGCGCGCCTGGTGGAACGAGCAGACGCACAACGAGAATGTCGGCGGCACGCCGATCCTCACCGCCGGGCTGAAGGCGCAGCCGATCGCCACGTCAGCGGTCGATGCGCAACTGGCCGAAATGCTGAAGATGTCGGACCAGAATATCGCGCTGGCGATGCGCATCCCGCTGGCGATCCTGGGCGTCGGCGGCACCACCTACGCCTCGACCGAGCTCCTGATGCAGTCGTGGATCGCCTCGGGGCTCGGGTTCACGCTGAATCATATCGAGGAAGCCTTCGGTCAATTGTTCAACCTCAAGGGCGTGCCCGACGAGTACCTCGAGCTCGACACCAAGGCGCTCTTACGCTCGGCCTATCGCGAGCGCATCGAGGCGCTGTCGCGCGGCGTGATTTCGGGCATCTACAGCCCCGACGAGGCGCGGGCCGAGGAAGACCTGCCGGCGGTGCCGGGCGGCTACGGCAAGCAACCGCGGGTGCAGCAGCAGGTCGTCCCGCTGTCCTACGGCGCCGATCTGCAACCGCCCTCGCCGCAAGCCGCGCTGCCGCCGCCGGCCGCGCCACCGGCCGACCCAGTCAATCCCGATGAGGGGAGCGCCGATGGCGGCGACGACACCGCAAGCAAACTCGCTTCGTTCCGCGCAGCGTATGACGAACAGCGTCGCTTTGCCGCGTGACCCGCTGGCGGCTGAACTCGGCTTTGTCGTCGGCACCCTCGAACGGGAATTGCGCCTGCAGGTCGGGGCGGCGCTCTCCGAGGTGCGCGAGGAGATCGCGGCATTGCGGGCGGCGCGGGCGGAAAGCGAGCTGCGCGCCGACCGGGCCGAGCGGGCGCTGGGCGAGGCAGTCGCGACGCGGCTGGCGGAATTGCGCAACGGCGAACCTGGGGCGCCAGGGGAGAGCATTGAAGGCCCGCCGGGCCCTGAGGGAGCCCCGGGCAGTGCCGGCGCCGAGGGCCCGCCTGGGCCGCGCGGTGAGCCCGGCGAGAGCATCACCGGCCCACCGGGCCCCGAGGGTGCACCGGGCTTGCTGCCGGTGGTTCGGGTGTGGACCGAGGGCGTCCACTACGCCGGCGATGTCGTCGTTCACGCCGGGGAAACCTTCCAGGCCGCGCGCGACACCGGCCGCGAACCGCCGGGCGAGGATTGGTGCCGGTTGGCGGCCGCCGGCCGCGACGGCGCCGATGGCGGGTCGTTTAGCGTCCGCGGCACTTGGAGCAAAGATGCGGACTATTCGAAGATGGACGTCGTGGCGCTCGGCGGTTCGAGCTTTGTCGCTCGGACCGACCGGCCGGGTGCCTGCCCCGGTGACGGGTGGCAGCTTATTGCCGCGTCGGGGAATCGGGGCAAGCCTGGGGAACCGGGCCAACGCGGCGAGCGCGGTCCGCCCGGTGCGGCAGCGGCGTCGCCCGCGGCGCTCGAAGTCGACACCGATGGCCTCCTGACGCTGCGGCTCAGCGACGGCACGGTGCTGTCCTGCGATTTTTATCCCGTGCTGACGCGGGTGGCGCGGTGAGCGCCGACTACCGGATCAGCCGGGTCACGACGCCGGCGACGAGCCTGGCGCTGGTGACGCTCGACCAGGCGAAGGCGGCGCTCGGCATCGACCCCGCCGACACCTCGCAGGATGCCGCGCTGCAGCAGCAGATCGACTCGGTGTCGCAGGCGATCAACAACTACTGCGACCGGGTGTTCGTGGTGCAGTCCTACCGCGACCAGGTCCGCGGCGCCTGTGGTCGGTGGGGCGAGCCGCTGGTGACGCGGCAATACCCGATCGTGCTCGACCCCGGCGGCGTGCCGCTGGTGGCGGTCGTCGATGACGGCGCCGCGCTCGACCCGACCCTCCTCGAAGTCTACCCGGAAACCGGCAGCCTTTACCGGCTCGACGCCGCCTCGCTGGACCCGAGCGTCTGGGCAAGCCCGCTCTTGGTGGTCGACTACACCGCCGGCTTCGACCCGATCCCGGCCGACGTGCAGAGCGCGGCGCTCGAATACCTGGCGGCGCGATGGTTCGCGGTCGGCCGCGACCCGACGCTGCGCACCGAGTCGATCCCCGACGTCATCACGCACGTCTATTATTCCGACACCACCTCGCCGGGCATGCCGAGCAATGTGCGCGAGTTCCTGGCGCCTTACCGGATGTTGACGGTATGACGCCCGAGGTCATCATCGCGCGGCTCGACAAGGCGATCGCCGGCTACGGCCAGAGCGTCGTCTTGGAGCGCACCGCGGTTGACGCGACCGGCGGCATTTCGGTCGCGCAGTCGGTGACCTGCCCGGCGGCGGTGCGTAGCTACGTGCCGCAAGACCTCGAAGCCGGCAGCGTGCAGCCGATCCGCGTCATACTGAGCCCGACCGGGCTCGGCGCCTTTGGGCTGCCGAGCCGCGACGACCGCGTTTTGGTCGACGGCAACCCCTCGAACATCGAGGAGGTGGGGTTCCTGAAATACGGCGGCGTCCTCGTCCGCATCAACATGTTCTGCCGTGGCTGACGCCCGCGAATTGATCCTGGCGCGGCTGGTGACAGTATGCGCCGCGGTCGAGGGCGTGCAAGCGGTCGCGCGCAACCGGCTCGACGTCGGCGGGCTCGGCCGGCCGGCGATCGTCATCCTCGACGGATCAGAACAGTTTACCGACGCGCCGCCGACGGGGCTGTCGATGCTGCCGCAGATCCAGCGGATGGAACTCTCCCCGGCGCTCTCAATCCATGTGCGCGGCACCGACGCGGTCGATGGTGGCGGGCTGCTGTCGCTCTACCGTAGCCGCGTGCTGGCAGCGGTGCTCGGCGATGCGACGCTGCTC